GCCTCAACTGCTGCTGGGATGGTGCCCAGTTGCTGCGCGATCTTTTTTTGTTCAGCAAACTTGTCTGGGTTGACGTCAACGGCTTGGTTGACTTGCCCTAAAAACCCTTGATTTTGGCGATTGATGAACATGTCCATCGTTGAGCCAAAAGAGTTTTGAAGTTCTTTGTTTGCTTGGTTGTTTTGATTAAGGCTATTGGGTTTTGCCAGATAGCTGTCCATGACTGAGCCATATTCGTCAGCCATTACTTAGCCTCGCTTTTATTTACCAAATACCAGAACCGAACATTCTCCTCAGTTGGCGCAAATTCAGGACGTTTGGTTTGCTCATACTTAAGCCGCATTTGCTGAATGATTTGAGAGCGATCAGCATTTGGAACAATGACATCCTCCCGTTTTTGCTTATCAGAGAGTTGAAGAATGGGTTTGGTACTGTTCGAGAAAAACCCATCGATAGTCACGGTCTTGGCCATTTCAGTTCGCATGATGGTTTCTTTTTCTTCACGCGTCAGTGGCCTTCTTGAGGCTTTGGCAGCTTCCTCTAACTTTGAGTTGATGTTGTTGTGTAGGTTGCCAAGCTCGGCCTTTTCAGACGTTGATTTCTTTGAGTCATAGGGCTTTAGGTCGAACTGCTGGGCTATGGCATTGAACTGCTCTTGATCCATGCGAGAGGTGATCAAGTTGTCTTTATTTTGCAAACTCTCCCAGCGTTGAAGTAGATTTGCAGTGTTGCCCTCACCTATCTTGGGCCAAAGAGCCGCGACCGCATCTCGCTTCATACCCACCAACACATCCGGGTTGCTGAGTTCAAAGTACTGAGCCATTCCATTGACTTCTCGCTGACGACGTGAGCGTTCTTCTAAGGTGTATTTACGATCAACATCATGTTCTCGTCTGAGCTTTAACGTATACAAGCGATCACTTTCGGCAAGCCCACGTTGCTTCATCGTGTATTCGCGGTCGGTAATTGCTTGGGTGATCTCTAGCTGCGCTTTGCCGGGTAGCGCATTAAAGGCAACTGAGCCTTGAATCTCAACAAGAGATTTATTGCTCCGCATAAATTGACCAACAGTATTTATGTTGGCATCATTGAATTCACCTTGACTGGAGTCAAAGGCTGACTTGCGATTTCTGAGTTCACTGATGGTTGCAGCCAGCTTCTTTGGCTCATTGGCAAACATGCTTCGCGCGTCCTCTTCCATTTTGAAGAGATCAACCGGCTCGTTATAGGTTTTAGGTTTATTTGCTTCCCACAGTTGGGTAGCGGCAGAAATTGCAACCTTTGCCACATCGGCTTGCTTTAACAGTTTCTCGGCTTCAGCAAACTGAATGCCGTTGAAGTCTTTTTTGTACTCTTTGAAATAGGCCAATGCGCCGTCTGTGTTTTCTTGGTCTATCAATGCCTTCACGGCGTTCATGTGTGTGCCGCTCATGGCTTCGGCTTGTGTGGCTGTGATTTGCTCAGCACTCAAGCCTTTTAGCTTTCCAGCGTTGTAGATGGCTTGGTTTATCTTGTCTACGTTTGCTTTTACGTTTTCACTGTTGAGTGGGTCAAGCGTGATGGCGTTGGCTGCATTTTTAAGACTGCCCTCTTGAACGCTCAGTGAGTAGTCGGTGAACTGTTTGACCTCATGCACATTGGCTTGTGCATAAAAGCGGGTCGAGAGATCGTTTGCTTTTATGGCGAATATTTTTCGCTGTGTGTCGTTCCCTAAAAATATACTGTTCTCTTTGATTGCAGCTTCTAGCTTTTCTTTGTACTCGACTGCCAGAGGTTTTCCGCTTTTGCGGTTAAGGGCAGCTTCGCCTTTGATATTCTCAAATCCATCGGTCTTGTCATACCGTAGCGCCAATGCTGCTTCATTGACCTTATTGAGTGCCTCATCTATGCGAACTGCATTGGCATCGTTAATGATGTCCGCGCCGATACGCGCAGCAGCCGTACCTGCACTTATGGCGGCTTGCCCAGCCTTGGCGGCATTTACACCGCCGTAGTCTTGGAACTCGGGAGCAGCAACCCGAACATCTGGGTTAACTTGAGGGGCGACTTGGAATGTGTCGTAGGTTGGGACTTTTGGCATTAACTCACCCTTGAGCTTGTTCCCAGCCCCGTTCCCTTGTTCATCATGTACCAGTTGGTGGCAACCGTTCCAGCGTTACCCAACAAGGAGGTCATGTACGAGGAGTTTGGATCGATGCCAGAGGCACTGGCTCGTTTCATTGCGGCTTCGGACGCAAAGTTTTGGGCGTTGGTTCGGTAGCCCCACGCTTGTCTGACAGCGTTTGTTGCTGTTTGCAAAGCATCAACCTCGCCCATGTAGTCTGTTGTTGTCAAGACGTTAAGAGCGGTGTCACTCCCTAGATCGATACCGTTAGCGGCCATACTGGCTCGTTGGGTGCTTTTGAGTTGAGCCGTGCGAAGACGCACGTTTTGTTCTTGCCGTTGCCCGGCCAACAGGCTTGTCTGGGCGTTACTCTCATTGAGTCGTTCGTTGATCTTTGCCATATCGGCTTGGAAGTTCAACTGAATCTGGGTGGATGCGGCAGAGTTTTTTGCCGCGTTTGCACTGGCAAGCATTCCCGCGCCTTGCGCACTGCCGCTTATCAATGCCAATTCAGCACCTGTGCACATAAAGCTATACCCCTGCCTTTATCAAGCCATACGAACTCATTTTGTAGCCCAGCCTCTCGTACATGCGTACCGTTTGCTCGGGATGCACGCCGGTTGACACACCCAGTTGAATCTCTTGGGCACCCTTTTCCTTGGCCCACTTCTCAAAGGTTTTGACCAAGCGTAAAAAGTAGCTGCCGCCTCTGCATTCGGGAAGAACAAACACACCGATGTCGCAAGCAAATGTGTCGTGACTTAAAAAATGCTCAATCACCACACCAGCGATGAATCCAACGACTTGCTCATGTTTGATGGCAACGAACAATCCGCCTTGAGCCGTTAGCGTTTGGATGAGTTGGGTCGCTTTGTCAACAGAAAAGCTCAATGCGCTGTAGCGTGGGCTCTCGTTCGCCATGCATGCTGTTAAAAAGATGATGCGCTGTAAATCTTCTGGGCATGCTGCTCGGATGTCACGCTCCAATCGTGACCTCCATCGTCATGGATACCAGCGTGATTGGCAAAGGGTTGATTTGTCTTATAAAAACCTGGCCCGCTTCGTACTGACTTGGGGTGATGACGATCAATATTTCCTTGGTCACAAGTGCGGGGGGTGAGCCATACACCTCTGTCGTTCGTTGTTTGGCCTCAGTCAGGTTGTCTGCGTCTGGACCAACGAACACAGAGCCAGAGTTGTTGACCCGAAGCCAAACCTTGTCGACGTTTTTGGTTCTGCCCTGCCCCATGCCCGGGTCGATTTGTGCTGACCAAGGCAGGGTTTGTGCATCAGCCGTGATGGGGAGTCCTATTTGAGCGATGCGGGTTGGGTAGTCCAGCGTAATGGTGCCGCTGCTGACAGTGACCTGACGGTGCACGGCCCCATCGGTTAAGACGTTGACGGTTTTACCTTCCAGCCAAGTCAATCCTGATATGGAATCTCGGGCAAAGTAAAAGTTTGAGGTTGCTGTGGCTCGGTACGCAGCCGGTAGCGTGCTCGAGAGGGTTGCTGTGGCGACGGTGGTGCTGCTGGTACTGAGGATTTTGAGTGTGTAGTTCACACCGGCTGCATCAACAAACGAGATGGCGTCGTTAACGTCAGTGGTTGCTGGGTAGGCAAACAGGGCTGCGGACGCAGTGATGGTGACTGTCTCACCAATCACCCAATTGGTCCCTCCGGTCACGGTAACCGTTGTGGCTGTGGTGTTCAAACCGTTAAATGTGGCACCGCAGTCAACATAAAAGGCGTCCGATTGAGATGTCCATTGGCGCGAAGCAAGGCGCTCGACATAGCGAACACTTGAGCCGTTGACGGTTCTTTTAACGACCACATACAAGTAGTCCTCATTACCCTCTGCTACGACGCAGCAAGACTCAAACGTGCCGTCCGTGTCATGGCGATGCCATGCACCGACCTGCTGCTCAGGGACATAGGTCAAGCCCAGTAGCTTTCCGTCACTGGAGACTGCCCAAACGATGGGCTGTGGTGACTTTGAATAAGCCATGTCAACAATGGTCTTGTTGTCAAAGAGATGTGGTGCACGAAGGGACAAGTCCCCTGTGACATAACCTGAGGCTTGCCAGTTGTAGGCCAACTCGCGCATGTGCCCACCACGGGCGGCTGCATAGATCAAGTTGTTGTTGATGATGACTGGCTGGGTATTGGCGGCACCAATATATGACTGGGGTCGCACGGACACGGTTGAAGGCGTTATTGCATCTGAATTAAGTGATGTCACGCGCCACTCAGCCGATGAGGTGAGCAAGATGAGGTTGGTGAGGGGCACGATATGTCGAATCGTGTTGGCCTCCCTTGCTGCGACCCTAAAGCTAATGGCGTCATCGTCTCTGGTCGGGAGCGAATACTGGAGATTGGATTCAGTACCGGATTTGGTCATCCACAGGTTTTGTGGTGAGTTTGTCGTTCCCGCAAAGCAGCGACGCTGCTCGAAGTAGGAGGCAGCGCCGGGGTAATTGTTTGAACCCGTAAATGGGTTATTGGAAATCGGAGGAGTTACGGCCAATGAGGCTGTGATGTTGTCGTCCCTGAATGTCACTGCGTCGGTTTGTCCGATGTAGCCATACAAACCACCTGAGAACTTGTAGACCTTGTAGCGTTGTGCTGATGCGGCGGCGGTCCAAGACACGGTGTTGTACGCCCCCGTTGTGAGCAAGTTGCCGCTGCATGATGCGCTTGATGAGGCAAGGGACTCGTCAATGCCATTGGTGCCTACGGCAGTTACAACGTACTGATATGTTGTGCCAGTTCCCCCTGTCGCTGCTGCACTGACACCCGTTGGTGCTGCAAGGCTAGACACAAAACTTATATTGGTAAGCGTCCAATTGGTTGCCCCTAATCGCTTTAGCTCAGCAGGTGGGTAGTTGGGGTGTACGAGAGTCAACACATCGGCAGACTGCACATAGTGAATATCAAAGAGATCAGCCTCAGCGTAGGCGTTTGCGATTTCATAAGGGGACCCACCAGAAAGCAGGGTTGATCCATTGGTATGAAAGCGGATATACCCAGCGCCCAGTTCAATCACCATTGTTTGGGTCGTGCTGTAGGAAAACGGAATCAGGCGTGTTCGCTTGGTGCTGTCTTTGACGGCTCGCACGTAAGCTGTGCCGGGGCGGTTGGTGACTGGCCCGTGGGGCAAGACGATGAAATTGCGACAAGCAGCTAAGCCGGTTAGATATTTGGCGTCATTGACTTGACCGAACATCTCGCCGGTGAGTTCGCCACCATTGAAGGAGCGTTGCAGGGTTCTTACATTAGCCATGAATTAGCGCCCTGTCATCCAGCCAACGTTTTGGCTGATGGTGTTTCGACGTTGAGATGCGTCGCTGACAGATGCCTTACCAAATGTGGCCTGAAACAGTCCCAAACATCGCTTGGCCTCGGCTGATCCAATCTCGCCTTTGATGGTTGGTCCAGCCAAGTAGCTTGCAAGCAGGTAGGACAGGCTTGCAACGAACAGTGGGGAGAACTGGGTGGTGTCAGTGATCAATGCGCTGTAGCGCAATGTGGCATCTTCTTGGTTTGTGTAGATGATTTGTGTGCCATCAGCTTGAGTTTCAACGGCGTAGGGTTGGGGTTGGTACACACCACCTGCGATGAGTGGAAGACCGGTTTGACTGAACATGGTGTTGATGCCAACGCTGTAATCGTTCGTTGCTTCTGAAGGCAGTATGGCAATGATGTTGACGGCATCGTTGGGTACTGCGTAGGCGTAGGTCCACTCAGGCCATGTATTGGTGAGGTATGCAATGGCGACTCGTTTGGTGGCAAAGCCCCAAGCATGCATTTCAAGTAATGCGTCTCTTGCTATTGGGTAAAAGCGCGAACAATGCTCAGCCTGAACGGAGCCTTCAGGTGGGTTAATACTTGAGACCGTTGCTGCGTCGCCTAGATGAGCGAGTGCCAAGTTGCAGATATCGACTTCAGACGCCATGAATTGTTCACCTCAATAAAAAGCGGGGAGCGCGTGGCCCCCCGCATCACCTTCATTGACTGAACTCCTGAGGTCAGGACTCAGTTTTTGGATCAGCTTCGGGGACTTCCTGCGCCGTATCAGGTTTCACACCACGTTTTTGCTTGATCAACTCCAAGTTGGTGCCGGGGTTGCCGTCGTACTCGACGATCTCGCCCTCTTCCACGATGTTGTTGTTGATAAAACTCTTTTGTAAAACCTTGTATTGCGCCATCTGTATCCCCTATCAAGTAACGCTAAAGCCAGAGGCGTAAGTCTTGAAGTCAGCGATATCGAGTACGACATCAGCAGTGACGGTGCCGGAGGTGTAAGTTCCGACAATCGTGTACTGCGCACCGAGGTAACGCTGGCCTGTTGCAAACACCGCTGGGTTGATGCGAACTGCTGCTTTGTAGCCAGCAACCAAGGTGGCTGTGACGATTGCGGCAGTTGAGCCAACAACAGTTGGTGTGCCTAAGTTGGCCGCAGCAGAGGTGATGACTTGGAAAGTCACACTGGTGCCGCCAGCCAAGGCTGTTGGAACGGTGAAGTACACATAGAGTTCTTCACCTGCGCCCATGTCACGGGCGACTCCCAAGTCAATGGTGTTGGTGGAGACCGCTGTAGTGGTCAAGGCTTGTGCGTCGCTTAGACGCAAGAATGCATCGGTAATCATGGTTTTTTATCCTTTAAATGGGTTAAGACACGACGGCTTCGGTGTTGAGGAGTTGGTCAACACGGCGCAGCGGAACGCCTAGGAAGGACAGGTAGTTGCTTGGTGTGCCGAATTGGCTCAAACCTTCGTTGATCTTCAAGACGTATTGGCTCTTGTCCATTGCAGCCAATGCCAAACCACTGTGAACGGTGCGGTTCATGTAGAAGGCTGGACGACCCATTGCCATGTTGGGGATGCGGTACAGCGCACGTGCCATCAACTTCACGATGTTGGTTGCAGCAGCCGCGGCTTGTGTGCCGGTTTGACCAATCAAATCAGAGATATCGATGTTGGCAATACGCACAACGTAGCGCCAGTCTTTAACGACAAGGCCGTTCTTCCACTGGTAGTGGGTGCGATAGGCTTGGTAGCGAGCACCGGCGGAGTCCCACACAGTGTTCAGTCCCAAGTCTTCGTGAATCAAACCAGCCTTTGAGCCTTTGGGGAAAGGACAGAAGACGGTGTTGTCACCCCAGACCACCAAATAGATGGATGCGTTATCAGAGCCTGAGCCACCGGCGGAGATAACGTTTTGGCCGTTACCCGCAGACGTTGAGCTATAGCGTGTAGCAAGACCCAAGAACTGTTTGGGATCGGTGCCGGGGTTGCCGTAGAACAAGGTCTGAGCTTGTGTTTGGTTCATGGACTCCAAGAAGGCGGTGTCTTCAGACAGACGGAACTGAGCGGTGTTGCCGTTCAGTTCAGCCAAGTCCTTGTCGACCTCGGAGTAGGCTTCCAACATGCCGCAGGACTCATCAACTTGTGCAGTTGAAGATTTGGTGGTTGGAATACCTTGGTTGATGGCACGCCAGTAGACGGTTGGCAAGCCTGTTCGGATCACAACGCGGTGACCTGTGGGGAGGTTGCCTTCCATGAACATACAGTCTTCAAGAATCTCATTTGATTGAGACAAGAGTTCTGCAACGACGGGGACACGACCATCTGGGTCGATACGCTTTGCCCAATCCGCGAGGGTCAGGGCTGATGTTGCTAAGGTAGCCATTTATAAATCCTTTAAGTTGTTTGATTGGGATAGAGAAACTTTGCGGGGTCTCTCGCTCCATCCGGACGTGCTGGGCCTCCGGCCACAAACTTGTCCTGACTGATTGCTTTACCTGCTCGGTACATGAACCGGATCATTTCCGGGTTGTTTCCTAAGCGGGACTCGTTCAACAACTCGCGCAATTGCGGTGTGCCAAAAGCATCCATTGCTTTTCTGGCAACTGACAAGTTCTCTTGAAGTTTTTCGCCGCCGATCTCTTTGTCGGACTGCACACCTTCGACCCATGATTTATTCAGGTTCTCTAGTGCGAGTGCTTGGCGTTGAGCCATGACTGGCCCTACTTTGTCGAGAATTTTTTGCGCATCAGCTTGCGGCATATTCAGTTCTTTGGCGACGTCAGAGAAGGAACTGATGGTGGTGTCGTCAAAAACGACGCCATCAGGTGCCTTGAACTCATAACTCTCAGGTGCTGTCTGCTTGGCAGAGTCAGCCTCCTGAGCGCCCTTGGACTGCTCTGCTGCTGCGGGGTTGGTCGCAGGAGCAGAGTCGCTACCTTGGGTTGATTGCTGCTGTGGTGCTGCATTTGCATTGGCGCTTTGAGTCGCCTCTGCTGGTGCAGCCGTCGCCGTTGCAGGTGAGCCGTCAGTGGTGTTTGTGGCTTCCATCATTAGCGCGTTATCTGTCATCCTTGAATTCCTTTTGTTCCTTCAACATCACGGCAAATTGGTCAGGTGTGATCGTGTGCACTTGGTCCAATAGGGCCAGACCCACATTTCTCATCCCTTCGCGAAAGAATGTTTCGGAGTTGCCTGTAAAGCTACTTCGATACACCCCTGTGCGCTCAAGCAGTCGCCAAACAATTCGTCTACCGCGCTTGTTACCCATGAGCCACTTGAAATCCTCTTGCTCCGTTTGGAGCGTCAGCTTGTTGCGCTCGCTGTTGTCAGCCAGCGCCTTCTCCTGAGCGCGTAAATCGAGAGGATCGAAACTGTTCATGGTTTAATTTAGGCGACGATTGGCTTATCATGCGTACCACCACAACCCGGAAAAGCCCATGAAGCTGTACAAACTTCCCCTATGGATATGCTTGGCTTGGCTATGTTTTATGCAGATGGGCTGTGAGTCAAAGAACCTTGCAGCTTTTAAAGACTGTGATGAGTGTCCCGAGATGGTGAGTGTTCCCGCAGGTAGCTTTTTGATGGGAGCAGATCCATTTACAAACCTTGCGTTTGAACGCGAAAAACCTCAACATTCTGTAAATATTCAAGCTTTTGCAATTGGCAAATTTGAAATTACTCAAGAGCAGTGGTACTCAGTAATGGGATACAACAACAGTTCAAATAAAGGTAGAAAATTACCTATCGAAAATATTTCTTGGGATGATGCACAGTTATTTGTGCTGAAGCTTAGTCAAAAAACGGGTAAGAAATACAGACTTTTATCTG